AGGTTTTAGCTGAAGCTGTAACACAGTTTCAAGCTGGAGCTTATAAAGAATTATTACCTGCAGAAGGACCAGTTAGAACACAAGTAGTTGGTAAACCTGATCCAACAAAAGAGGCACAAGCTCAACGTGTTAAAGATTACATGAACTACGAGTTAATGGAAAACATGGAAGAGTACGAACCTGAATTTGATCAGATGTTATTTCATTTACCACTTGCAGGTTCTACTTTTAAAAAAGTTTACTACGATGATTTATTAGGTAGAGCAGTTTCTAAATTTGTTCCAGCAGATGATTTAGTTGTGCCATACATGGCAACAAGTTTAAATGATGCAGACTCAATAATACAAACAATTAAAATTTCAGAAAATGATTTAAGAAAACAACAAGTCGGAGGTTTTTACTCTGACATAGATTTAGGACCACCAAGTGATCCAAATAAAAATGATGTAGAAAAAAAAGAAAAAGAATTAGATGGCACTAAAAAAGTTGGTAAACAAGAACCAATTTATAATTTATTAGAGTGTCACGTAAATTTAGATTTAGAAGGATTTGAAGACAAAGACGATGAGTTAAATCCTACAGGAATAAAATTACCATACATAGTTACAGTTGATGAAGGCTCTAAAAAAGTTTTATCTATTAGACGTAACTATCAACCCACAGATCCAAAGAGAAATAAAATTCAATATTTTGTTCATTTTAAATTCTTACCAGGTCTAGGATTTTATGGCTTTGGATTAATTCACATGATTGGCGGATTGAGCAGAACTGCAACTGCTGCTCTCCGTCAATTATTAGATGCAGGTACACTATCTAATTTACCTGCAGGATTTAAGCAAAGAGGAGTAAGAGTTAGAGACGAAGCAGCTCCTATACAACCTGGTGAGTTTAAAGATGTCGATGCACCAGGCGGTAGTTTAAGAGATGCTTTCTTCCCTCTACCATACAAAGAACCATCTGCAACTTTGTTACAATTGATGGGCATAGTTGTTGGTGCAGGTCAAAGATTTGCAGCTATCGCTGATATGCAAGTAGGTGATGGTAATCAACAAGCTGCTGTTGGAACAACTGTTGCATTATTAGAACGTGGCTCACGTGTCATGTCTGCAATACACAAAAGATTATACACTGCCATGAGATCAGAATTTAAATTATTATCAAAAGTATTTAAAACTTATTTACCTCCAGTTTATCCGTACGATGTCGTGGGTGCTACAAGAGAAATAAAACAAATGGATTTTGATGACAGAGTTGATGTTTTACCAGTTGCAGATCCAAATATATTTTCTATGGCACAAAGAATTACAATGGCACAAACAGAGTTACAATTGGCTACATCTAATCCACAAATACATAACTTGTATGGCGCGTACAGAAAAATGTATGAAGCTCTAGGTGTAAAAGATATTGATCAAGTTTTACCACCACCAGCTCCAATGCAACCAATGGACCCAAGTTTAGAACACATAAATGCTTTGGGTGGCAAACCTTTTCAAGCTTTTAGAGGTCAAGATCACCAGGCACATATAACTGCGCATTTAACTTTTATGTCAACTAACATGGTTAGAAACAATCCGCCTATTATGGCTGCTATACAAAAAAATATTTTGGAACATATTAGTCTAATGGCACAAGAACAGATAGAATTAGAGTTTGAAGAACAATTAAGACAAATACAAGTGTTACAAGTTCAAGCTCAACAAGACCCGATGGCTGCACAACAGATACAAAAGTTTGGACAAGACATTGAAGCTAGAAAATCTGTCTTGATTGCAGAGATGACAACAGAGTTTGCTAGAGAAGAAAAAGAAATTACATCACAATTTGATGCTGATCCTCTTTTAAAATTAAAATCTAGAGAAGTTGACCTTCGTGCTATGGAAAATCAACGTAAAAAAGAGGCTGACATGGCACAAATGGAGTTAAACAGAGCAAAATTAATGCAAGCAAAAGATCTTTCTGACAAAAAATTAGATCAAAACGAAGATTTAGCTAAATTAAGAGCTGGAGTCAGCCTTGCAAAGACAGGAATTGACCAAGCCCAGGTCATGATAGAGGAATAATTATGCCATTAAACGAAAAAGGTAAAAAAATTATGAAATCTATGAAGAAACAGTACGGTAAAAAGAAGGGCGAGACTGTTTTCTATGCATCAAAGAATAAAGGTGTTATAAAAGGAGTGGAAAAAACCAAAAAAAGGAGCAAAAATGCAAAAACTTGATAAAATCAAAGAAGTTAAAGTTGCAGAGCAGAGTATTGAAGTAGACCCTAGATCTAAAACTACTGCTGACCAAGCATTTAACTACATTGCAACAGGAAAACCTGACATGCCAGTTGGTGGTCAGAAAAGAATGTTGCCAGAAAAGAAAAGAAACTCAAAAGCGTACTAATTTATGTGGTTCAGTGCACTTAAACTTGGCTTAAACGCTGCAACGCACATCTATAAGAAAAAACAAGAGACGAAGATGGCGATGGCAGACGCTCAACACATGCATGCATCTAAAATGGCTAGAGGTGAGAGCGAATACCAAGGTAAATTATTAGAAGCAAGACAGTCAGACTGGAAGGACGAATTCGTTTTGATCGTGCTCACACTGCCCATCTTGGTGATTGCTTGGGGGGTCTTCTCGGACGATCCTGGTGCAGCTGCAAAGATAAAAGAATTCTTTGAGCAGTTCCAGCAGCTGCCGTCATGGTTTACAAATTTGTGGATCCTTGTCGTGGCGAGCATTTATGGTATAAAGGGGACGCAAATATTTAAAAACGGAGGAAAAAAATAATGCCTAATAGATTGTACAACAAGCAAGTCACACCTAAAGGTTATAGAAAAGGTGGACCTGTTGACAAAATAAATAAAGCTTTTGGACCAAAAAAGAAAAAAGCTAAAAAGAAAAAATCTTTTCCTGACTTAAACAAAGATGGCAAAGTAACTTTTGCTGACGTGTTAAAAGGAAGAGGAGTAAAAGCAAAAGCATAATGGCTCGTCCAGGTTTATATGCAAACATCCACGCTAAAAGAAAACGTGGTGGTAAGATGCGTAAAAAAGGTGCTAAAGGTGCACCAACTGCAGCTAACTTTGCAAGAGCAAAACAAACAGCGAGAAAAAAATAATGACTAAATTATGTCCTAGAGGTAAAGCGGCAGCGAAGCGAAAATTCAAAGTTTATCCGTCTGCATACGCGAATGCATATGCTAGTAAAATTTGTGCAGGTAAAATTAAAGATCCCTCTGGTGTAAAGAGAAAAGATTTTAGAGGTAATAAAGCTGAAGGCGGACTTATGGAAGCCACAGCTAGATTAAAAAAAGAAGGTTTCAAAAATGGTGGCATAGCTAAAGGTTGTGGAAGAGTTATGTCAGGTAAGAGAAAAGTTACAAAGATATATTAATGACATGGCAAAGAATGGTCTTGATAAATGGTTTGCTCAAAAATGGGTAGACATAGGAAGTAAAAAGAAAGACGGTTCTTTTTCAAAGTGTGGAAGATCAAAACAAAAGAAAGACGCTAAACGTAAATATCCAAAATGTGTCCCTCTTGCAAAAGCAAGACGTATGAGTGAAGGTCAAAGAAGATCGGCTGTTGCAAGAAAAAGAGCAGCTGGTAACACAGGACCAAAACCAACAAATGTGAAAACTTTTTCTAAAAGAACAAAAGCAATGGGCGGTGGTTTCATGGCTAAAAGACAAAGAATGAGCATGATGTAATGAGAAGACAAGATAGACAACCACCTAAAACTAAAAAGTATTTCAGACCTACAAAGTCTGGGGCAGGGATGACTAAAGCTGGGGTCGCCCGATATAGAAGAGAAAATCCTGGCTCTAAACTAAAAACAGCGGTCACTGGCAAAGTCAAACCAGGATCAAAAGCTGCAAAGAGACGTAAATCATTTTGTGCAAGATCACTTGGACAAATGAAAAAATTTCCTAAAGCTGCTAAAGATCCTAATTCAAGACTCCGTCAGGCTCGCAGAAGATGGAAATGTTAATATGAGAAAAAAAGCAATGGGTGGTGGCATGATGCAAAGAGCTACCATGAAAAAAGGCGGAAAAATTCCACCACAGTTAAAAAAATATGTGATGGCTAAAAAGAAAAAAGCCAAAATGA